GGATAGGTTCCTTGCACTTCTACAATGTATGTATGCTGCATAGGAAACCCATAAACATCATTACCAAATATGGTTACATTTGTATTGGCCGTAGTATCAGCACCAGAAATAGTCACTGTAGGAACTCTAGGCCAATCAAACTGTATTAGCGGTGAGCCAGTAGGGTTACTAGAGGAATTCATGTAATACGTAGAAGCATTATCACCCCGTAGAGTTAGATATCCTCCACCACCTGGAACAGCAGCAGTATCAGCTACCACATTATTAAGAATGGTGTTTCCTGCACCAGTTCCAGGGGGAGATGGCGTTATGTTATAAGTATATTGGGTACTATGAAGAACACCGTATCCAAATACGGTATAGAGTTGATATTGAAGCTGCCCAGATGGAAGCACAGACTGAGTATCAAATCTTGGACCTGAGCGTACTCCATCCGAAAAATGAGTTCCTTGTGATATAGTCAGTGTCATATTAATTTTTCCTAATTAAGCGCCTATTGAACCCCAGAAGCAGCGGAAGTTTGTATAACCCATCGCATACCTCTCTACAGCACGAACAGTCACGGCATCTATACCAATATCTGTGATGAAATCAATATCGATAGGTGTTCTGGAATAGTACTTAAATCCTTGTATTTCGTCTGTTAAAACACCCCATAAGTTAGGATTTAAGATGAACTGGTTAACGTGGATGCCACCTGGAATCCACTTATCGTGTACGATTGCATTGATAGCGTTATTTCCTGAGTCAGGAGTATAAGCAGAATTTAAAAGCCTTGAAGCTTTAAATGCTGCTGCCTGTGGCACAATGAGCTTAACAGGACTTGTATTAATTTTAAGACCTGCAGCGTTAGTAAATCCCTTTATACCAGTAATAGCGTCTTCAAGAGAACTCTCGTTAAGACCAACATTAACGTTAAAAGTATTAGCTACAAAACCAGCAGCCGTGGGATGTTGTGTCGAACAAAGAGGCTGTCCATCTGCTCCAATAGAATTTGCATTGAAAGCATTATTAAATAAGTATGCTCCATTCACGTTCTTAACGGTCGACAATGAACTTCTAAGATTGAGTGCCTGTTGAGGGAACTGTTGCTTGTAAACGTTGTCCTCTATGGCCTCGCGGGTTATTTGAAACCCTATACCGTATGTGGTCGTGATATAGTGCGTCTTATAGAGCTCATTCATTTGGCTCATAGAGACTGGTGCACCTTCTGGTTTCTCAGAAGCCAACCCCAATCCTTGGAGCTCTATATCGTATTCTACCGCGCGCTCAGCTTTGTGTTGCGTATATACCTCTTTCCATAAATCTGGATAAACGTTTAAGTTGAAAAAGACGGCATTCGCCATTGGCCATAACAAAGATGTTATATAACCCCTATTAATAAGCATGTATTATCTCCTGATAAAAATTTTGTTACTGACCAGCAGCTCTTTGAGTCCATGAATGATTTGAAATCATTACCAATATATTGACATATGGAATTGTGCCACCGCCTGGTAACAGAATAGGATTGCTCGGATTTAGATCTAAAGCTCTGATTCTAAGATTATATTCAGGATGACCAACATCTACAGAAGCTCCAACCAACACCATCTGGGATTGACCCGTAAGCATATTTCCATTGGGATTATTACCCGCAATGTATGAATAACCCACGTAGGCATTAGCACTTTGTGAGTCAAAGGCAACTCCAGTCGCATCAGTTTGAATAGAAAAGATCACATTTGGATCATCAATGATATTGCACGTAGCATATATGCCATTTGCTGTAACAGTTCCCGCAGGCCAAAATGGTCTGCCAGGGTTTGCAGGATCAGTCGGGTTATTTGCAGTAGGCTGTACATAAGAACAACTATTAAAAACACCCCATGATTGAGCGACTTGATAAGTATTAGCATTTGGACCTAAATCAGCTAGATTATGAATAAATCCATCTGCACCTTTATAAACTAAATCTCCTCTGAAGATATTCTGAGCATATCCAGAAGCTATATAATGTTGGGTGGTCTGTCCGTTATAAAGACTTCCATTAAGATTATAAGTAGCAACTAGACCTGCAGGTTGATTTTGACCGTATGACATACGTCATTCTCCTAATAGATTAAAAGTTAATTTTTTCAATGAGAATGTGGTGCATGGCATATGCCAAGAATAATGATCTCAATTCTCTAGAGATCATCCGCGAGACTAGCATGGATAAAACCAAGCTTTGGCAATATATGTCTCGGAACTATACTGCCTGACCTGAGAATCTATTTAGATTCTCAAACTATGCTATTAGCATTATTTATTAGATAAAATCATATTAATGTACATGTCAACATGTGAGTTTATATTTCACATTCTCATTTTCCATGTATTTCCAGAGTTACCATACTTAGGTTGCATGTTTCTCCAGACATTCTCTTTTTCATCAACAGGATCATATGTATTGGATATCCAACCCGTTGAAGTCAATCTTATAAATGCTTGTGACATACTATCAATAATGTCATTGGTGGGTTTACCACTTCTATCCTCAGGAAAGTTAACTGCAGCTTCTAAAAACATCTCACTGTCTTGAGTATAGTATTTATAGTGAGGGGGTTCAGCGGGTAGCCACACTAATCCATTTTCTATGAGATGGCTCACTATCCGACACCGCCCTATTTTATTGCCATGTTTATTAGGATCAAATTTCATCACTGGTAAATTAGCCCGCATAAGATCTTGCAAGATACAATAGCCATTCATTTTTTCTTCGATCAGGATTAGATGAGGTGGTTTATGACCATTAATAGGCTCATCAAAATAAACATCTTCATAATTGTTAGCCAATCTTATTGCGGCTTTTCTCAAGTCTGGATACTCAAGTTTTTCCTTAAACAAACTTAAGAGCATGATATTTTTGGTACCCGTTTTTCTATTTTTAAAGATACCCCACGTTGTACAAGCTGAATAACATGACATCTTTCCGGTAGTCAAAGCTGTATCCCATGATTGCAATATGTACTCAAATTCTGGATAAAATGGATCAGTCCATTTCTGGAACCACTCAGCTTGTAATAATCCACCTTCCACAGGAAAGGGGCTTTGTTGCAACTGAGAAGAAATCGTATAGCTATCATTGTTAAAGTTACTTTTTATTATTCTGAGGGCTTCATGATCAATTCCCTGAGGCCACAGTAGTTCGCCTTCTTTCTTTCTTGGATCAGTCCATACTCTTCCATTAGACATAGGTAGTGGAACAGTCTGTGAGCGTCTTGATGGCTCAAATTCCATAGGAAGACATAAGAATACCCATGAAGGATCATTCTTTGCCAAAATATGTGCCGTCAGATCACTTGGATCGGCTCTTTGTTGTACTACGATTCTTCTTGCTAGAGAGGCTAAGGTAAACCTTGAAGAAAGAACATAATCGAAGAAGTTGCTGACTCTATTACGCATAATTTCTGAATGGACTGTTTGGAGGTTGTTCGGATCGTCAAATATATTGATATCTCCACCTTGTCCTGTAACAGTCGCGCCAACTGAAGAAGATAACCTATAACCATGCTTATTATTGTCAAAACGATGTTTGTTATCAACATCACGTCTAACCGAAAACTTATCACCCCATAACTTTTGGTACCAATTATTGGCAATGAGCCTACGGCAAAAAACAGAATCTCTTACAGTTAGATCTTCAGAATAAGATGTAAACAAGAACCTTAATCCAGGTTCTATTGCCCAACACCAAGCAGGAAACATGACACAAAAAATCATAGACTTCCCAACTCGGAAAGGAAGATTACATAAAAGATTTCTTATTTCCATTTGCTGTACCGCTTGTAAATGTTCACACATGGCTTGAACATGCCATCCATCTACAAACTCTCGGCCTTCAACGTGAAGCCACGCATTTTTTACAAACTCATAGAATGAGGATTCACAGCGTTCTTTAAGTAATTGATCTTCATCGGAAAGTTTTACGGGTTCAATAATGTTGGCAGAGATATAACTCTCTAGATTAGAGTGTAACCTAGAGAGTCTTGATGTTCTGCCAATAAGAGAGTACAAGGTAGCATTCACACATAAGGAAGTTAGTTGTTATTAGAATTAGTACATCCCTGCTTCAAGACCTGTAACTTTCCTACGTGAGTGTGAAGAAACACGTGCTCCACTTGGACCATTTTTCATAGCAGACTGAATCACCATATTATCATGATGTTGTTTCTCGTCATAATGTTGCTCTTCTTGTTCCTTTAATTCTATCGGACGCCTTCTAAATACCATTCCACCTTGTGTAATACGATCGTCTTCATCATTTCTCACTTTCTTACCAAGAGGCCCGCGTTTATAAGTTCTTTTCATCTGAGGATAGTCATCGGCTGATGCATCTTCCCAACCGCGTCTATCAGATCTTTCAAGTTCTAAAGATGCATCTTCATTTCTTACAATATAAGGTGTCCAACCGAACTCATACCGCTTGTCAGATAGTGTCTCCTCGTCAATATTAAATTGTGAACCAAATCCAAAAACCAAAGGAGGACGACTATTTGCAGATCTACTATCTGAATTTCTATGATCCGCTGCTCTAGATCTCCTTGAAAAGTTTTTAGGTTCAGTGTTCTCTGTATTTTCCATATTTTCCATGTGTAATCCTTTCCGCACATATGTCCGATCTTTTCGGACAGTTCAATTATCTTTGATAATTCATTTCCCGTAAGATTTCCTTCAATCTAGGACTTTGTTTTTGTTTGTAATATTCTGCTAAAGACTCTTCAATAGTAAATGGTCTGCCATAAACTTTCTCTAATGCAGGCTTTAAATGCTCTGCTGCCTCGAATTCATCTTTCCTTACAGCCATACTAGGACGATTAGGGTTAACATTATAATTTTGGTTTCTTGCCACATATCTATCTGCCATAGATGATCCTCTCTTAGTTACTGGTGCTACTTCATAAGCACTATTGTCTACATACTGATTATCGTCATAATATTCATCATTATTATTGTTATTCAACATATATCTGTTGTTCATTTCTTTACTCAAAGCATTGTAATAATCAGGTGTTCCTATTACATTACCTGCGCCATTGAATTTTAAATGCTTGTTGAATTGTACAGCGATCTCGTTAACTTCTTGACTTAAATTTTGATCAAATTCCGGAGAATGTGGATTAGCCCAAGGATGTTCCTCTAACCATTCTTCAAAATATTCGTTAACTGGTTCCTGATACGTATTTTGTTGTTGATATTGTGGTTGTGGCTCAGCCTGATAATTCATTAACTGAGGCTGCTGAGAATTCTGTCTTAGAACAGTCTTACTTAACAATTGAGTTTCTTGCTGAGCAGCTACCTTAGCAAGTTCCTTCTGCAAAGCTATCTCTTGCTTTATATCTCCACTCTCTTTAGCAAGCTCAAGTTCTGTTAATACTCTTTGCTCTTCATTCTCTAAGCTTTTTTCATAGTAAATATTGCTATAATGAGCATTCTGTTGAGCTTTAGCTTCAGCTTCGGCTAATCGTCTCTCTTGTTCTTGTACATATGTCATCAATTGCTGTCGTTCAGCATCTTTAGCTCTATTTTCAGCAAGAACTGAATCTAATCTTTCTTTTAGACCATTTCTTTTACGCCGACCTCTTTCATTACGTTGATTAGATGACGATTGGATATGTTGCTCTTCCTGAAATTGAGACGAGTCTTCATCGAAGGGAATTTTATTTTCATTATCCGATGGATGTGAAGAAATAATAGCCGGATTATCTTCGATATTATTGAAACTTTCCTTCATTAATTGAAGATTCTCTTTGAATTCATTCATTAATTATTCCCCCTTCTGCTCTTCAGCCATGAGAGCTCGAACTTCTTCTACAGAACATCCATTATATTCTTTAACTGATTTTGCTATATTTAAAATAGGTGTATTAACCCTATCATCCGCAATGAAATAACATAAATATCCATTAAACTGCTCTTTTTGCTTTTCAAAAGGAGTGAAACTTATCCAATCACCTACTTTACAACGGGGGCCCAAAGGAAATCTTTCTTCATCTTTATATGCTTCAGGTCCAATTCCTATTACTAACCCAAAATTATATAAGGTGTTATTTTCTTTAGTGATGTTAGGTAGAATAATTCCACTTTTTGTTTTATTAGGAAGTACGATTGCTTTTACTAAAAGGAGATGACCTTCCATTGGTAAAATACAGCCAATCTCTTTTTCCATGACATCGTACTGAGTAGAAAAAGCTTTACTATATCTAGACCATTTACTTTTTATGTAATCCTTAGACCACATTTTTTCAAGATTTGGAGGATCAAAAGGATTAAATTCCTCTACGGTATCTTCAGGCTTAGAACGAATTGTATGAGACATTAATGACATTAGTTAATCACTCCTTTTATGAAATTCTTTTAGCACATCGTCAATGGAATCAGCTATTCCCGCTAATGTTGTTATAATAATTGATAATCTTGATACTTCCTCCATGTTTCTATAAGAAACGGAATATAGTAGTTTATTATAATCTTCAGTTTTCTCTAGTAATTTTGCTTTAAGAAACCTTGCGAAGGATACTGAATCCACAGTTTATACCATCATTTATTACAATGCTGATTTAAAATAACATTTGATAAATATATTGCAAGAAAATAAGCCTCTCTATTATATAAAGAGGCTTACTAAATTTGATTAACTAGACTCTGTAAGTATCAATTATTTTACCGCTCTTACTCAGCATACCTTTGCGAATCTTACCAACTCCACCAGCTGCCAATCTATTGGTTTCCGTAGCCGTACCACCTTCATTTAAAAAGAGCGGTAGAACGGAGAGTATAGTACCTACAGCATCTCCAAAATCATGACGCTCACGACCTAGCTTTTTTTTTTACGACCACCACGATGCATGGCTTCTACTGAATCACCAGATGCATGCTTAGTAACTAAATAACGCATACCCTTACCCATGTTATCAACAACGTTATGGGCACCTTCTACAAAGTCTCCCCAGCCATGGCAGGCTCTTCCGCCCTTGCGCTTTTCAGCCATTTCGCCTTCTGCATGACGACCTCTACGCATGTGATGAGGTTTACCACCATGGCGATAAGGTGTTGCAACTGTATCACCTTCTGCATGGCAGGCTCTTCCGCCCCTACGCCTTTCCATAGGAGTATTAGGTGCTTGCATATCAGGTGATTTCTGTCCGGTAATAGGACTAACTCCTGCCATATCACCTTCAGCGTGGCGATGACGTCTACGATGAGTAGCACCACCCTTTTTATATTGAGACATATTAGTTGTCATGTTTCCCATTGCTGGTCCACCCATTGCATGATGTCCGCGGGAGCCGTACATTAAGATGTGAGCATAATGAGTAGAATCGTTATGACGTCCGTGATGCTTATTCATAGTCTATCTCTCTAATTTAAAAAAATGATCGTATCTCTGCTATGTTGACAAATTCCAAATAAATTTTCCAGTATTGATTACATATGAGATATGTTATTCCTTAATCTCCAAACACTGAAGAATAATAAAGGACAAAACATATGATCAGAAGATTATCCATACTCATCTTAGCGTTGGTCCTAAGCACGCAAGTGCATGTTAAGGCAGCTGATGATGATTCAGGGTTAGGAGAAATCTCCCAACCATCCTCTAAAAAAGCAAAATTAGAAAGAAAGTCAGAAGAGAAAGAGGTAGTTAAACCTGAGATATCTATCGACCTATGTCCTCTATTCAGAAAAGATGTCGTTGTTGAATTAAACTTATCCAATAATGACCATCTAACAGATATTAACTTTCTGCTAGCTTACCCAAGCTTGACGAGTCTCAATCTGAGAGATTGCTATAATCTGAAAGATAATTATTATCCAGTATCTCGATTAACAAACTTAAGGATCCTTGATATAGGGTTTATAGGTTTAACGACAACAGAACATCTAAAGCCCCTTGTTAATCTTACATCTTTAACAATACTTAGCCCTAAAAACTGTATGAAAAATATTGTGCAATTGCCTTATCTTAAAGAATTAACTTTATTGGGAGATAATAGTACGCATAGTATATACAGTGAAGGTTGTGATAGTGAATTAGATCAATTACCTGAATTGAAATCTCTTGAAAAACTTAGTCTATATAGAATGTTTAATAATGAGAATCATGATAGCGACTACGTTTGTCCATCTCTAGATTTCTTATCTAAACTATTAGGATTAAAAACATTAGATCTTTCATTTAACAGATATTTTATGACTATCAGTGTTATTGTTAACTTACCTAATCTCACAGAGATTGACCTATCTGGATCCAAAGCCATAC